ATTAGAAAGAACTCTAAAAGTTATGTCTGCTGTACAGGCTAGAGTGCATTACTCAATGCGCCAAGAGTTTAAGTTGTTAAAAGGGATAATAAGAGACTATACACCAGGCACTTACGCCTACACACCAGAAAGCGGTACGCCTTTTGTTAAAAAGTCTGATTACGATTTAGTGGAAGTCTTACCTATATCTGACCCTAACGCTTCTACTATGGCTCAAAAGGTTGTGCAGTATCAAACCGTTCTACAAATGGCACAAGGTGCTCCACAGATATACAATTTACCGCAGCTACATAGACAAATGTTAGATGTATTAGGGATAAAAAACGCATCTAAATTAGTGCCCCTTGAGGATGACGAGAAACCAAAAGACCCGGTATCCGAGAATATGAATGTCTTACGTATTAAGAAACTAAAAGCATTTTTGTATCAAGACCACGATGCTCATATTACTACGCATACTACTTTTTTAAATGACCCATCTGTAGCACAGTTAATTGGGCAAAACCCACAAGCTAAAACAATTATGGCAAGTTTGCAAGCCCATATAGCAGAGCATGTTGGGTTTAAATATAGAGTGCAGATGGAGCAACAACTTGGAGCGCCATTACCTAAACCAGATTCCGAGATACCAGAAGAATATGAAACACAAATCTCTAGGTTGGTAGCTCAAGCAGCTACTCAAGTAGCTCAAAGTAATACCGCTGCTGTGGCACAACAAAAAGCCCAGCAACAAGCGCAAGACCCAGTTATTCAAATGCAACAACAAGAGTTACAAATAAAGGCGCAAGATGCTCAACGAAAAGCGCAAAAAGACCAAGCAGATACTGCTCTTAAACAAGCACAGATTGCAGTAGAGCAGGAGAGAATTGCTTCACAAGAGCGACAAACTCAGCTTACCACTATGGCAAAAGCAGCCACAGAGGATGCGAAGTTAGAACAGAAAGAGTCCTCTGAGGCTATAAAAATGTTAGTTGAAGAGCAACGAGCTTTAGATAAATCAGATGATGAAATAGCAAGAATGTTTATGCAACAAGCTATGTCAATGACACAACAAGAGCCTCAAGCACCACAACAACAACAAACACCTCCAACACAGGAGCCTAAAGAATGACGACTGTCTTTGAAGTGTTGTTTGAAAAAATAGACGAAGAAATTGAAAGTGTTAGTGGAGCCATAGCTAATGGGTCTGCTAAAACTTATGACGAGTATCAAAAACTTTGCGGTGTGATAAAAGGTCTAAATGCTGCAAAGGCACACGTTGAAGACCTTAGACGAACTACGGAGGAAGACTACGAAGATGAGTGAAACGACTGAAAAGGATAAAGCTACACAATTACCAGAACCTTCTGGGTACCACATTTTATGTACGGTACCTAATATAGAAGAGACGTATGAGAGTGGTTTAATTAAAGCTGATACAACAAAACACTTTGAAGAAGTTTTAAGTACTGTGTTTTTTGTTTTAAAACTTGGCCCTGATTGCTACACAGACAAAACTAGGTTTCCTAGCGGTCCTTGGTGTAAAGAGGGAGATTTTATTTTAGCTAGACCCAACTCAGGCACTAGGGTAAAAATACACGGCAAGGAGTTTCGCCTTATAAATGATGATAGTGTAGAAGCGATTGTAGAAGACCCACGAGGAATTTCACGAGCATAGGAGAGTAAAATGGCTGAAGAACAGAATATACCAAATGAAAAAGATGTTAAAGAAGAAGTTAAAGCTGAAACATCTGATGTTGAGATAGAAATATCGGACGATACCCCAGAAGCAGACCAAAACCGTAAAAACTTACCTAAAGAGTTAGTTGAAAGGTTAGATTCTGATGAACTTACCGAATATGATGACAAGGTAAAAGATAAAATTTACCAACTTAAAAAGGTTTGGCATGATGAAAGGCGTGAAAAAGAACGTGTCATACGTGAGAACCAAGAGGCTATTAAGGCAGCACAACAATTACTAAATGAAAATAAGCAACTAAAAACTAGGTTTGTAGACACTGAAACAAACGCGGCTGGTTTAGAACTAGAATCAGCTAAAAAACAGTATAAAGAAGCGTACGAATTGGGCGATAGCGAAAAAATGTTAGCAGCTCAAGAAGTGCTTAATGCTGCAAGTATTAGATCAGATAAGGTAAAAAGTTTAAAAACCCCTTTACAAAAAGAAGAAAGTAGTGTACAAAAAGAAAATACAGCACAACCTGCTGCTTTACCACCTGACGCAAAGGCTATGGAATGGCAGAAAAAGAATGATTGGTTTGGTCAAGACGAAGAAATGACTAGCCTTGCATTAGGTTTGCACGAGAAGTTGGTAAAGCAAAACGGCATCTCATATGCCACTACGGATGAGTATTACACTGTTATAAACGACACTATGCGGAAACGATTCCCAGAGAACTTTAACTCTGATGATGTTAACGTTGAAACAAAAGTTAGATCTTCAGCAGTTGTAGCTCCAGTCACACGAACAACGTCTTCTAAGAAAGTACGACTTAGTACGTCACAAATAAATTTAGCAAAAAAGTTAGGATTAACACCCAAACAATATGCAGAAGAATTAATTAGATTGGAGAGTAAAAATGGTTGAAAAACGTATGCCGCGAGATAACGAAAACAGAACTTCCATGGAGCGACCAAAGAGTTGGGCACCTCCTTCTACATTACCGGAACCTGATAGGCTACCCGGATACGATTATAGGTGGATTCGCACGTCTACTTTAAATGAGGCTGACCCTCGAAATGTTTCTATGAAGCTAAGAGAAGGTTGGGAGCCAGTTAAAGCGACAGAGCAACCACATATGCAAATTGTATCGGATACGCATAGTAAGCATCCGGGCTGTGTGGAAATAGGTGGGTTACTGCTTTGTAAAACCCCAGAAGAGCTTGTAAAACAACGAAATGATTATTATCAAACTCAGGCTAATAGCCAAATGGATTCAGTTGATAATAATTTTTATAGAGAAAATGACCCAAGAGCGCCTTTGTTTAAAGATCACAAAACATCGGTATCTTTTGGTAAAGGTAAATAATTTTTTATTAGGAGATTTATAAATGGCAGCTACTGCTTCCCCTTTCGGGTTACGTCCAACCAATATGCTTGGCGGAACACCCAATCATGGTGGGGCCATGAGAGAGTTTCCAGTTAAGGCTAATAATACGGCTGGAATATTTTTTGGTGATGAGGTACTACTAACTACTGCTGGGCTACCTGTAGCCGCAACAGCTACACCTGTAGCGGTTGAATTTACAGCAACATCTACTAACGCCACTGCTGGTGTTATGGGTGTATGTGTTGGTGTTAGATATGTTGATGCTAATGGCGTTCAACAGTTTGCACAGCATTTACCAGCTAATGCTACTACCGCTGGCTTTACAGATATATTTGTTAGAGTCAATGATGATCCAAGACAGCTATATCAGATTCAAGGTAGCGCTGCACTAGGAACATTTAATAGTGGCACAGACGGTTCTGGCTTTGCTGGCGCTGTTGGTAAAAACGCAGCATTAGGTAACTATGAGGCTCAAAGCACCTCTACCGGACTTTCAGGTATAAACCTTGTTGTCGGTAGTAATGGTGGTTCACTCGCTGTAACAGAAACTTTAGCAATGAGAATTGTTGAGGTTGTTGGTGGTACAGAGAATGATAACTTCCCTGAGTTTATTGTTAAGTTTAATTTTAGTGTTCTCTCATCAGAGAATAATTTAGGTATTTAAGGAGAGTTTTAAATGGCAATTTCAAGATCGCAACTACTAAAAGAACTCCTTCCGGGTTTAAACGCCTTGTATGGACTCGAATACCAGAAATATGGTGAAGAGCATAAGGAGATTTATGAAACTGAAACTTCTGAGCGTTCATTTGAAGAAGAGACAAAGCTATCTGGTTTTGGGCAAGCCCCAGTAAAAACCGAAGGTGCTGCAGTTTCTTATGATAATGCACAAGAAGCGTTCACAGCTCGCTATACCCATGAAACAATTGCTATGGGCTTTGCAATAACAGAAGAGGCATCTGAAGATAATCTTTATGATAGTCTTGGAGGTCGTTACACAAAGGCTTTGGCTCGTGCTATGGCGTATACTAAGCAAGTTAAGTCTGCAACAATTCTTAACAAAGGTTTTACTGGCACAGGCAACCCTACTTATGGTGATGGGCAGGTATTATTTTCTACTTCACACCCATTGGTAAACGGTGCTACAAACAGCAATCGTCCTTCTACAGGCGCAGACTTGAATGAGACATCCCTAGAGGATTCTGTTATTCAAATCGCTGCTTGGACAGACGAGCGTGGTTTGCTAATCGCTGCTAAACCTAAGAAGTTAATTATCCCACCAGCATTGATGTTTGTGGCTACTCGTATTCTCGAAACTGACTTAAGAGTTGCTACTGCTGATAATGACATTAATGCTATCAAAAACAATGGCACTATTCCAGAAGGTTATGCTGTTAATCATTATTTAACAGATACAAACGCATGGTTCTTAACCACTGACGTACCTAATGGATTGAAGCATTTTGTCCGTACACCGATGGCAACATCAATGGATGGAGATTTTGATACAGGTAATGTTAGGTACAAGGCTCGTGAGCGTTATTCATTTGGCGTTTCAGATCCTTTGGGAATGTTCGGATCACCGGGCGCTTCTTAATGATAGGGGGCTTCGGCCCCCTGTTGTTTTCTAGGATAAAAATTATATCAACTGACCTAGCAGACTTATTAGAGATGATATAATGTATGTGCTAATACACAAGGAGAATTAAATGGGTATCACTACCTTTTCAGGCCCTCTTAAAGCAGGACCAACCAAAGACACTACAGGTACAACTGTAGGTACAGACGTACAAAACACAGGTTTTGTATTAATGGCTCAATCAGCCAGAATTGATATTGTGGGAGCTACTGCAACAACAACTGTTGCAACTCTACCTCCGGGCGCACAAGTTACTAACGTAAGTGTAAATGTGTTTCAAGCAGGCGGAAATTCTGCTGGTGCAACTGTCGTTATGGGAACTTCTACAGCGGATGATACTTTCTTAGGAAGCTCAAGCATTGCAGCTATAACTAATATTAGAAGTTCAGCTATGGGTACAGCTTCTATTAATGTTGGAACAGGCGGCACTCAAGTGTTTGCTACATACCTTCCAGCTTCAGCAGCTACTCTTGATCTTTTAGGAGATGCTGTAGCTACGGTTGAATATATGCAACCTGTATCTGCTGGTGGTTTCTACACTATTTAATTAGGAGTAAACCATGCACAATGAATCCGATGTTCAAGCGGCTTTTAATACGGCTAGCATGTCTTCAGCACAGGCGGCACAACTTGTGCCTGTAGGACAAAGAGCTAGATTAAGGTCTTTTACCTTATCTAGCCAAACTGCTACTTATAGTTTTTTAAACGGTTCTACTGCTGACGGCACTTCGTTGTTTACCGTGGTTATGGGAGCGTCAAACCAAAATCCTTTTAATGTAAACATACCCGGTCATGGGGTATTGTTTAATAATGGTATAGCTGTTTCTATGGTAAGTGCTGATAGTTCTGTTCTCGCTGGTGGTGTACTTGTAACATACGAAGGATAGGGATGCAGATTGTTAACCTTCCCCTACTTGCAGATGCAAATTTTACCGCTAGAAAATACTTTTCTGATGATGTAAACAACAGCACAAGATGTTATGGATATTATTTTGATTGTAAGCGAGAGGAATCTGATTATAGTTTTTTGGTTCAGATTTTTTCAAATTCTTATGAAAGAATTGATGCGTCTCCTGCAGCCGATGCTCCAATAAGCAAACAAGCAACAGGTATAACCGCTAATAGAATTAACGAACAAAGAAACCCCTTACTCACTATATTTAAGTATCCTATATTTGTGCCGGGCGGAATTACAATACTAATTGGTGGTGGTAGGGCTGACCATTTAGACCCTTTATCTCTTAACGTATTTGTTGAAAGATAATGCCTACAAAACGCAAAGGAATGGGAATCAAGACTTCTGTGAAGTCTGGTAATTTTCGCAAGACTAAACAGGGGGCTGGTATGACTAAGAAGGGAGTAGCTGCTTATCGCAAAGCTAACCCCGGTTCTAAGTTAAAGACTGCTGTTACGGGTAGCGTTAAAAAAGGTTCTAAGGATGCTAAAAGACGTAAGTCTTTCTGCGCTCGTTCTGCTGGACAGATGAAACAATTTCCTAAAGCAGCTAAAGATCCTAACAGTCGTTTACGACAAGCCAGAAAAAGGTGGAAGTGCTAATGGATACAGATATTAAAAGCGAAGTAGCTGTTCAGGCTAATGAGATTAAACACATTCAAGATGATATGGATGAGATGAAAGCGGATATAGAACAAATTAAAAACTCTTTAGCTAATATAGACAAGTTATTATCTGAAGCTAAAGGCGGTTGGAGAACCTTGATGTGGGCAGC